TCCACCCTTGGGATTCTTGCCTGCTTTTCTTGTCCATGCCGGTGTTGCCATAGTTTAGTTATCACTTATGTTGTTTGATGGCTCAATGCACAAACGAACCTTTTGAGCAAATAATGTTTGTTGGGGTCCCCTGCCATGGTGGGGTGTCGCAGTTTTTACCCCCCTACCCCTCACCTAGGTCTATGGAAACACGAATCTCCCCTGCGTGGAGATGCATCTGCTTATCGGGAGCCTTAAAGCCTGCCCTGTCAAGAATGTCTTTACTAGCTTCTAGCTGTACGTACTCAGACTTGGCTCCCTTAGCCAATGCTAGTACCCTTTGACTAGCTATCGTAGCACTCAATCCTATAGTCTCTGTTATCCTAGACATCATATACTGTTGTACATGGGGCAGTCTCAAAGTCTTGCTAGCCGTCACTCTACCACTTTCACCCTGTGCGTATCCTGCCTGCAGGCTAGCTTCTTTGATACTACAACCATTTGCTACGAGTGTATCCACTAGCAACGTCTGTTTCTTAGTCAATTTACGTTCTTGTAGCATTGAGAAACCCCCCTGTAATCCCCCCTTTTAACCACGCTACAAGAACCATTGTCAATGCACAAATGCTCAACTTATTCTCACTCATGCACAACTCATTCACAACACTCTCTTTGCTTGCACTTAGCATTTGCTCTTGTGACGAGTCCATTGATAAATCAATGCCTTACTAAAGTTGTTTACGTTCTTCTCGTCACCTTTGTTTAGCACCAGTGCAATCAACTCCATTTTATGTCTATCACAACTTTATGTACTTACAAGGGTAAACGTTGCGAGTTCCTCGCCCTTGTAAGTATAAGTCGACACTTCTCAAGTGAAAGTGGAGTCGACTTACCTAAGTAGGCAGAAAGCCGTGATCGTCATAATGTCATAAAGATTGCCATGGTGGCAGTCTAAAACAAAGGAGACTTAAGATGAAGAACTTAGTAAAAAACTTTAGTAAAGAATTCGATGCGAATTATGAAGACTCTACAAGACCAAATGCAAAGTACGCAAAGAGATACTCACTACTCTCAATACTAGATCAACTACAATGGGTAATCTCAACAAAACATAAAGACGCTAGTAACTACCATGCACAAGCAGAAGAGATGCTTTCTACTTCAGCAGGTGACACTTGGGAAGAAATCAAAAGTGGCAAGGTTCAGCTTGTTATGGGTAAAGTCGGTGAGACCATTGGTTCTCCACACTTCGACGAGTACGGCTTTACCAACAAGCTTGACCAACAAGCCACTTGTCTTGCAGAAGCTGAGATGCATCAGCAGGTCATGAACTTCTTCAAAGATGTTCTTAAAACATCTTGCCAAGAAGATTATGTACCAAAAGCATTACGTAAAGCAAACGCAATGCAATCTAAATCCAACAACAACAAAACAATAAATAACTTTCAAGCATCCTTAAACAAGGTTGCTTAAGTTATAGGGAGCTTCGGCTCCCTTTTTTTATATCGACAATGGAGAATGACTATGGATAACTTTTTCTTAATATATACTATATACATACTGTTTGTGTTGCTTGGTTTTGCAACATTAGTATTCTCACTATTAGCATTTACATAAAGAAAGGAGCAAAATGTTTTTTGCTTTTGGTATATCATGGTGGTTTATCCATGCTCTATACACAACGCTAGAAGCAAATATTATGCTGTTGAAATTAGTCAAACTCTATAAACTAAACAATCAAACCATTTAATATAGGAGATAACAATGGATGGATCACAAACAATATTACAAGATTACGATTTCCCAGTAGAGGTCGTGCCTCTCGTAGCAGTCAAAGAAATACAAGACGGATGGAAATCACAGGAGTATCCTGTACCACCATCAATGCAGAAAGCTATCGTTCGTACTGACACAGGTCATGTGCTAGGTACACATGGTGGTGCGTACAAGATGGTCAAGCATGGTGACATAGTAGATCGTATGCAATCTGCGATCGATATGTCTGTCATATCAAAAGACTATGAGCACACACAGATTGTGTATGAGAATGGTGCTAAGATGAAAGGCAAGATAGCATTCAATGACTTAGTTGTTGAGCCTCAAGTTGGTGATTACATACGCTTTCAAGTTGAGTATCTAAACTCATACGATGGTATGTGGTCTATCATGATCAAGGCTCAAGGTTACAGGTTATGGTGTGACAATGGATGTGCATCAGCTAACTCACTATCATATGATAGGAACAAGCATACCACCGGGTTCAACTTGTCAGGTACATCAGCTAAGATACGCAGTGCACTACAAACATTCTGGTCAAACAAAGATGTATGGCAAGAGTATGCTGCACTACCAGTGACACCATCGCAAGCTGAGAACTTTCTCAAAGCTACAATCTGTCAACGTCACAGCCACACTACACTAGCTAAGTTCAATGAGACAAAGCTAGAAAAACTTATGAAGTTATACAATACAGAATCACACAAGCTTGGCCGTAACAAGTGGGCATTATATAATGCTCTAACTTACTGGTCATCACATGCAAGTGATGCCAATCACCCACACAGAGCAGAGGTACTACGACACAACGAAGTAACCAAAGCTATCTCATCTGCAAGATGGGAGGGGATCGGGAAAAGCCTAACCTAATTCCGACGTCGGAATGCCATGTAAGCTGTCATTAAGTACACATTGGTAAACATATACACGCACGTTATACCACTGGTTCAATCGGGTCTGAGGTATGTAATTGTGAATCAACACATAAGAGATCAACTGTCTAGCTAACTGTCAGCAAGTGACGTGCTTGTATATAATAACACAACAACAAAGGAGAACACTATGGTAGATTCATACCAACAATATCTATGCTCACTCATTGGCATGTCATGTGACAAGGAGTGTGATGCAGTCAACATAGCTAACGCAGTGTGTGAAATTGCAACGTCATTGCACAAGCCAAGCTTTGTAGAGCAAACAAAAAAGGAATGGCATACATGGCAGGAGCAACCTATGCTAGAACATTATGGTGTAACAGATAAGATAAAGGAGTGTAGCTATGAGTAGATACAAAGATCAATGCATCGAAGTCGAAGAAAAGTTTGGTGCTTACCTAACCAACGACGGCATGACAAATCAACAGGCACTCAATGCTATCAGCAAAGAGTACGGCACATCACATGCGTTTGCGTGTGCTACATTATTAAAAGAATGGAATGCCGACGATAAATAATACTTGATCATGTAGCATATATGCAGTACTAATTTTATATGGTATTGTGCAAGTATATAAATCAGCTACAAGATATAGCTTCTGAGAATGATGTTCGTCTTAAAGATATGTTCATTGTTGCAGGTGTACCTACTAGTACATACTATCGTGCAATAAATGGGATGGACTTAAGATTTGATACAGCAGAAAGAATACTCAAAGCGTTCAGACATGTTCAACTACAGAGCGACCCCAGTTCCAATCAATCCTAACTGGAAAGAATTGGTGTCGTCTTTAGTTAATAAGCGTAACCAAATGCAACTGTCGCAAGAAGCATTAGCTTATAAGATCGGATGTGCTGATAGCCTGATAGGTAAGTGGGAAAGATATGAACGCTTACCCTCAGGCTTTATGCTTTTGGATTGGATAGAAGCACTTGATTGTAAGCTAAAAGTTCAATGATCAAATGCGATGTGTGTAGTACACACACGAAATACTTTACGAAAGTAAAGGGCAGTCGAACTTTCTTTGTCTGCTTTAGTTGTAAGGAGAAATCAAATTGGCAAGCACATCTAGCAGAAAAGGAACATATCACGAGAACTTCTTTGTCAAACTGTTCAAAGCGTGGAAGATCAAAGCAAAGCGTCAGCCTCTTAGTGGAGCGTTGGGAGGCGAATATAAAGGCGACCTCGTCGTCGAACTCAACGGACAAGAAGTAATAGTTGAAGTAAAGTATCGTAAGAATAGCAGCTTCCCATCCCCATTCACAACAATGATCAACCGGGATGCTGTTATATATAAGAGAGGTGGTAATGCAGAGCCAAGATGGGTAATGTTTTTATCAGAAGAAACAGTCAAGAAACTATGGAGAAAGAAATGACTTTACAAAAATCAGTGCTACAAGAATACGAAAGAGAACTAGAACTAGTACAAAAGCATGTGCTTGATTTGTTTTGGGAGTATGATCGTATGTCATCAGCAGGACAAAGTTCACTTAATAAACTAGCCAAGCTAGTAGAAGTACCTACTGAAATGGAGATACAAAAAGATTGGAAACAATACATGGCAGACACGGCATAGATATGTCGTTCCGTAATATCCAAGGTATCTTGGATGCTGATGTTGGTGATGCAGTAGCCAAGCTTGTGCTACTGGTAATCAATCATCATGCTAACCAAGAAACCATGATTGCTTTCCCATCAATCAAAACGATTGCTATAAAATGTAACCTCAGTGAGCGTACTGTTATACGTAAGCTTGAGTACCTAGTAGATAAAAATTATTTGATACGCAAACGTCAGGGTAAGAATCAAGTCAACATATATAGAGTACGGAAGTGTCAGCCTGTCACTATGGAAGTGACAGAGTGTCACGTGGAGGGTGTCAGTATGTCACACGAACCTATAACTAACCAACCATCTAACAAAGTAGGCAAGACAAATGCAGTTACAGTTAAGCAAGAACAAAAAAGCACAGGCTTTACAAAGCCTAACAACTACAAGTCCAAGGGAGGTAGAGGCAAGAGTTCTTTCTTCTTTGGAATCAATTCTAAATTACAAGGAAGAACTTAATCCAGACTTCAGTGTGCGTGGATACAAGCTTGTCAGCAAACCAAAGGCTGATGAACTAGAGAAAGCTTTGAATGTTATGGCCTTTGCCATGACACCCATGCCACAAGAACATATGGAGCAGGAGTTACTCAAGTGTATGATGGTCATGGTCAAGCCATCACAAGAAAGCAAAGAAGATATTGCCATGCGTATACGCCTAATTGCACGTGGCTTGTCTGATTATCCTGCTGATATATTTTTGTATGCAGTCAAAAGCGTTTCGCATACAAAAACATTCTTCCCTAGTCTTTCTGAGTTCAGAGACGCAGGAGAATGGAGGTATCAAAAGCGAGTAAAGCTACTCGATATGATACAAAACGCAACAAAAAGATAAAAAACTACTAGTATTTACTGCAGTTATGCAGTAATATAATCATGATAGATAGTGTCTCGTTCAGGACTGTCCATGGTCGCAGTACCATAGTTAGTGGATACCTTTCACTATCTATCAACAACAAAGGAGAACACAATGAATGTAGTAAACTTAAAGCCACCTATCCGTGATCCAAAATGGAGAATGGGATTCATTGGTGGATCAGATGCAGTCAAGATTATGAGTGGTGACTGGCATCCACTATGGCTAGAGAAGACAGGTCAAAGTCAACCTGCTGATCTATCACATCTATTCAACGTAC